CCAGAAAGGCCGCCCAACCGGGTCGCAGCTCAGGGGGTACACGTTTGATACCCTCTTTATCTACCAAATGTGATAAATGAGAGGACGTGATGTGAGGAAGCCGCTCAGGCGCGAGGCCTAAGGCTATCTCATGAGCTGAGACGGCATCGGGTATATAGCTCAGAATACGTATCGCTCTGCGCAACCCGTTGTCTTTTATTCCGGAAGGCTTCTCAGGGAATGCCATACGCATAGCGATTTCTCGCGGATCGCGATCAGGATATCCCCTTCGCCAGACGTGGCCAAGGAAGTGAGGGTCATCTTCTCCCTGCTTCGATAAACCTGTCTTCTGAACATTCAACGTCAGTCCTATTTCAGTGAAATAAGTCTGAAGATCCGTCAGCGAGACATACTTGGATTGTCCAACGATAGAATCGTCGCCCAAAACAAGAATTTTGTCGTCTGGGATAGGCTGGTCCGTTGCCCGAAGCCAAGCATACATAACGGAAAGATAGTTCACAATAGTGTCTATCATCTGAGTGAAATAACTACCACTCGGAACGCCATGATGTTTAACCCATACACACTGATCTGGCATCATCAGAGGAGTGTGAATGAAATAGTTCACGATCTTTTCCCACGTGTACGATTCTTCATCGTCCATGTCGAAATGCGACGCCAAGACGTCAAACGCGAACGCGAGCAACGATGCATCGATAGAGGAATCAAATCCCGAAAAATCGAGACTATACCTCAAACCGCTATTGCGGATCGACTGCATCCTGGCTGAGACCTGTGACTTGTATAAGCCAAAGGCCATCGGAGTTTCCCTCTCAAGGAAAAATTCGATGAGAGTCGGGGCGAATCTGGCCTCGAGCAGGAACATACTTTGAGGATAACCCCAGACTAAACGAGTCTTAGGACCCTCATTCCCATGCTGAACTCTGTGAAAAGCAACACAGGGGTCAGGTGCTCTAGAACCACTGGCAATGCGCGTTGCCCTTTCAAGATCAACTAGGAATGTATCACCTTTCCTAGCCAAATCAGGAAGTCCCGAACTCTTCTCTCTTTGGACAAACCGCTCTAACTCGGAGTCTAAAGGAAGAGGACGGAAAGTAGTTTGTCTACCAAATACG